AGTAGATAGTACTGAAGATGCTAAACACGCTGCGGATATAGCTAGTCATAAAACAAGCAAATTAATGCAAAAGTTTTCTGATTTAGAAGGTAAACTTGATAATATGGCAGCTCTTTCAAATAAGATAGACGCTATTGAAAAGGAAATAGTTAAAAGAAACCCTACACCTAATGAAAAATTAGAAATGAGGTCTTTAGATTCAGGACCATTCAATATTAAACTATCTGATTACTGGAAAGATGTTGAAGGTTACGATACTGGTTCAGAACCAAAGGAGAAAGAATATGTATTAACCAAAGATGATGTTGACGGTGGATTTTTAGATGGAGAAGTTAAAAATTCGTTTAATATTCCAGATGATGATGAATACGAAGAAGAAGAAATATAAATAAAAAGGTGCTATTAGCACCTTTTTATTTGTAAAATTTTTTTCGGTTAAAACTTGCAAACTTTAAAATAATAAGGTATATTTGCTATATATCTTAGAAAAAAAACCACTAAAGTCTCTTGACTTTTCACGAACATTTAGTATATTAGACTCAGATATTAGTAATAACATAAAACAAAACAAAACAAAACAAAAAAAGATGAGTAGTACAACAACCACAAAGAACAACAACGCCTTAATGGCAATGTTAAACCAGTATGAAAACAATTCAAAGCCAATGGGTAAACCAGCTGAAGAAAAGTTTAACGTAAACAATTATTTTGGAACATTCCTTGAACCAAATGAGAAATCCGCAACCAAGATGGTAAGAATTTTACCAACACCAGATGGTTCTTCACCATTTGTTGAGGTTTGGGGTCACAAAGCAACAGTAGATGGAAAGAAAAGTACCTTTGCATGTTTAAAACATGAAAAAGGATTAGATTGCCCATTCTGTGAAGCTCGTGAAGCTTTATTAGCTACAGGTAGTGATGCCGATAAGACACTTGCTAAGAATTATTCTGCCCGTAAGATGTACATTGTTAAAGTAATCGATAGAGACCATGAAGACCATGGTGTTAAATTCTGGAGATTCAATGATGATTACACTAAGAAAGGTGTTTACGATTTAATTGGTGGTATTATCAAAACAATTAAGAAAGATATTAGCGATGCTGAAACAGGTCGTGATTTATCTATCATCATTGGCAGAAACCAAACAGGTATTCCTATTGTAACTTCAATTTCACACTTGGACCCAACTCCTTTAAGTGAAGACGCTAGTCTTGTTGAAAAATGGACTTCTGATGCTAGAACTTGGGAAAATGTTTACAGTGTTAAGCCTTATGAATATTTGGAAATCATCGTTAAAGGTGGTACTCCAGTATGGTCTAAGGAACTTAAGAAAATTGTAGATAAGAATTCATTAACAGCTAAGGTTGAAACAACTCCATTGGATGCTGAATTAACTTTAGGTGTCGCAAACGTTAAATCTAACGTAACAGCGGCTACATCAACACCACAAGCAACTCCAACTATTACAGAGTCTGAAGTAAGTGAAAATGATGGCGATGACCTTCCATTTTAAACCAACCCTTAAAATAAAAATGGGTAGTATCTAATGCTACCCATTTCTATTTTATCCACTACTAATATTAAAAAATCAAATTATGGCAAAGAAACCAGAAAAAAAAATGATTCCTAAAAAGGAATTCGATATCGATTCATTTAAATCCGAAGAAGGATTAGATTACACAATTAAAGATAAAGAACTACAATGGATACCATTATCACCAGCATTTCATGAAGCCGTAAAGGTTCCAGGTATACCAATGGGTTATTTCACTAGTTTTAGAGGGTTCTCCAATACTGGTAAATCAACAGCAATTTATGAAGCAGTTGTTGGTTGTCAACAAATAGGTGCATTACCAGTTATTTTTGAAACTGAAGGTAACTGGAATTGGGAACATGCTAGGAATATTGGTGTTGAATATGAAGAAATTGCTGACCCAGATACAGGAGAAGTTATTAACTATAAAGGAGATTTCATTTTCTTACAAGGGTCTGATTTATTGAAAAAGTATCAAAATTATGACCATCAACATAGTAAAATGGGAACAAAAGCGTTGCGTTACGAACCAGTAGTAGAAGACATATCAACTTACATGCATTATTTATTAGATAAGCAACAAGAAGGTGCTTTACCTAGAGATATTGTATTCTTATGGGATTCAGTTGGTTCTATGAACTGTTTCAAAGGTGCTACATCTAAGACAAGTAATAATCAATGGACAGCTGGCGCATTAAAAACTTGTTTCAAATCATTGATTAATTTTCGTATTCCATCTTCAAGAAGAGAAGATAGTCAATATACAACAACTTTTGCTATTGTTCAACAAATTTGGTTAGATAATGAAAATAAGGTTATTAAACATGCTGGCGGTGAGGCATTTTTCTATGCGCCAAGAATGATATTCCATTTCGGTGGTATATTAACTCATAGTACAGAGAAACTTAAAGCAACTTATAAAGGTGAGGAATATCAATTTGGTGTAACTACTAGATTAAGATGTGAAAAGAATCAAGTTAATGGTATTGAATTAAAAGGGGTGATTTCATCAACACCACATGGATATTGGAATCCAGATAAGATTGATGAATACAAAGAAAAACACAAAGATTTTATTAAGGAGAAATTAAATACTGAATTTGACGATTTCGTTTTTGAAGGTACAACAGCTCCTGAAGAAGAAGTGAACTAGAAACAATTTTTTAATTAGTAAATTCAAGCAACTTGAATAAGAGACCACCAAAAAACGGTGAACAGAAAGTTAAGGTTATAAATACGCTCTTGGTCGATGGAAATGCCCTTTTTAAATTTGGTTTTTTCGGGGCCAAGGACGAATATAACCACCGAGGGGAGCATATTGGAGGAATTTATCAATTTCTTACAATTCTACGAAAGCTCTTAACTGAAGATTTATACCACAGAGTTTATGTATTCTGGGATGGTAAACTAAGCGGACAATTACGATATAATATTTACAACGATTACAAAGGTGACCGTAACAAAGACTTTATTAATGGAACTCATCCAGTGGATGAATCTGAGGTAAGGCAAAAGAAAATGATTGGTAACTACTTGGATAATCTTTTTATTAGACAACTTCAAGATGAAGTGGTTGAAAGTGATGATTTTATTGCATTTTATTGTAAAAATAAGACTGAAAATGAAAAAATTACAATTTGTACCACTGATAGAGACATGTGTCAATTAATCACGGATGGAGTTAAGATTTATTTTTGTGATTTGCGAGCTTATGTTGACAATACCAACTATTTTTCGTATTTTTGTCATCATTATTTAAACGCTGGTTTGGTTAAAACCATAATAGGTGATAGTAGTGACTGTATCAAAGGTGTTAAAGGTGTTAAAGAGCCAACTCTTTTATCTTTATTCCCTGAATTAACAGAACGACAAGTCACTCTTGATGAAATAATTAAACGAGCAGGTGAATTACAAAATGAAAGACTTTTAGCCAAGAAACCAAGATTAAAATCGTTAGATAATATCATGAATGGTACAACAGACGGAATTCAAGGTGATAAGCTTTATGAAATAAATCACAAACTGGTGAATTTAAAAAATCCAATGATGACTCCAAAGTCAATTGAAGATTTAAACTCCTTAATGGAAGGTGAATTTGAAGTTGAAGATAGAGGAGTTAAGAATGTTTATACCCGTATGAAAATTGATGGTATAGACAGAGTAATTGGGTCTAATAGATATCCAGATTATTTAATACCCTTTAAACAGTTAATCGAAAGAGAACTAAAACAAAACACGCTATGAGCACAGTAATTAACAAAAAAATCGAAGAACAAAGGTTCGAATTTGTGTTGTACATTAACAAACACATCATCTGTCAGAGATACTTTAGTATCCGTGACTTTAACGAAAAATCTATAAACTCGCTTGAAATCAAGGAGCTTATGGATAGACTAGTAGGTATGAATAATGGGGACTTTGGGTCTTTCGGAATTATACCAAAAAGTCTAAAAAAGAAAGCTCTTGAGCACCTATGGAAGAACTACAACCCATATCAGCCAAAGCATGAAACGTACAAAAACAACTTCGAAAAAGAAGATATTTTTGAATTTGAAATTAAAATTGACAAAA